CAAGGCTTCAATCTTGGTAAGGTTATCTGCACCTACTGCTGGGCGATGGCTTACACTGGTTAGTCCAAATATTGCTAATTCCGGATTGCTGCCAAACTGTTCGGGATCAGTAAAGTCCTCTCCGCTCTTGTCTCCAAAATAGCCAAAGAACTTGTGGGCGGCTACAGCTACCTTTGCTTTGATCAATTTCTGATAATACGGACTTCCAACTTTAACACCGTAGGTAGTTTGATTAGGAGTAAAACTTATGCGGCCATCAGCACCTGTGTAGGGTTTGCCTGGATGGAATAGTATGTCTCCGTAAACATACCCACGGAAGTCTGCGGGGGTAGCTGCTTCAAAAATGGGCCACAGTGCTGCCATATCATTGGCAAACTTGGGCCGCCAATCTTCACCTTTACCGCGACTCATAATAAATTGTTTGAGTTCTTCTGGGCTAGAGCTCTTGCCTTCTTCACGTCCCCAGTTATTCTTGCCCACCATACGGAATGTACCATCGTCCTCACGTCCCCAATAAACTGTGGGATTCCCATCCCACTTGATAGTGATGCTGGTTTCGGGACTGGCTAGGTCTTTTAGGATCTTAATGGCCTTGACTGCACCGTTGGTTTCTGTGAATACCAGATCTTCTAGGTGGTTGAACTCTCTGCCAACTTTCTTAGCAGGAGGTGCTTGATCTTCTAATAACAGTTCCCAGAATCTCATTTTACAATTTCTATGAGTTGGCGCATCCAACCTATAGTACCTGGTTGGAAGCTTTCTATTTGATTGGCCTTGGGCAACTCTATGCCTTGACGACCCAGCGTTTCGCGGGCACCTGCAACTAGTTCTTCATAGTTAGGTAGTTTCTTAATGTAGTTTAGAATAGCATCTACTGATCTAATATCTTTAACTGTGGCTGTTTGTCCTAGCAGTTCTTTGGCTATCTGATTCCAATCGTTACCGTTAGGTAACAGTTCATCTGTTTGCGGATTTAATATTCCGTGTTTTGGACTGTACTTCATACCCTTGGCACGAGCAATTGAACTTAATACAATGTGTCTGTGTTCACCACGATACACACCCTGTCCACCAATCATACTGCCTTGTTGGAATGCAGGATTCGCACTGAACATAAAGTCTGCTTGTACAAATCCATTAGCTGGATCACCTTTAATAGGTACCTTCCAATGTACGTTGTCTCCGCTGAGTTTGATGTTTTCTTTGCCGAACTGCGATATGAGTTTGGCAGCAAATTCTTTTTTGTCTACTTCGTTGGCATCCACGCTGAGGTCTAGATCACCCGAACTGTTTTTTTCAAATGTGCCATCTGGATCTTCTTTGCGTCCAGTAGTACCTAACCATTTTACAGGTTTCTTGTCGTCGAGATGTTTCTCTTTGGTAAAGTCCAGTCCAGTGATCTTTTCGATGTAGTCCACTGTGCTTTCTACATCTGCGGTGGCAATACGCTGTGTTAAGGGTTGCTTGTCTGCACCCTTGAACACATTACCGCCTTCTAGTAGGTTACTCTGATTCATTTAACGGTCTCTTGGTTCTTTTAGATTCAGCGATCTTGCGTATGCCCCGTGTGAATTTGGCAGGATCTTGCCCACGTATGGCATTTAACAGCCTACGTTCTAGTTCATCCGCTTGTTCTGCTGTATAGTGTTTTTTCAACGTTTCCAGAAGATTGATAGCTGAGTTGATAATATTGGTGGCACGACTTTCAAACAGTGCATCCTTGTTACGGATTTCTGCTAGTTCATTTAATTCCTGCAGTATCGATCTTGTGTGTAGTTTCATATGCCTTTTCCAGTCTAATATTTACCCTATCTATATACTACAATAAAAATAGCTATTAATCAAGCCTGTGCTTCGCCCCAACGTAGAATAATGTTTGTAGGTGTAGCCGAACCCGCTACTTTATAGACGTTTATAGCTAGCACGTCTGGGCCGTTGGGGAATGTGCCACGACCTCCAATTGCAGTACTAGTGAGCTCTTTTAACGCACTTAGCTCTAGTACTTCAGTGTTGCCGGGATTAGCAATAAACGAAAATACCTGTTCACCTGGTAGTGCATACAGCGCACCAAATTGCCATGTAATACTAGCAGCAGCATTAATCGTGGTATTAGCTGATTGACTAAACACCACTCTATACACTGTAGTGCCTCCGTAGGTTCTTGATTCTACTGCTGTGATGCTGGTTCCAGCTGCGAACTGTGTGTTAATGGTGGCTAGTTTTGTACTGACCCCAGCACCGCTGGCTAACCAAGAACCTGATGTAAAGAACAAATAATTTTTATTCACGTATGAGGCAGCAGACAGAGCAGCTGTGATAGTTACTACTACATCGTTACCAGAACCTGTAGAGGATGTAAGATTAGCATTGCCACTCATCACAATCCTAGTATATAATGTTGCACCGATGGTAATGTAACTAGGAGTAATACTGGTAATGGTTTGGCCGCCACTGATAAATGTCTGCAGAGTATAAGTCAACCCTGTTGGAGTACCTGCAGTGGTTGATACTCCGCCGCCACCTGAGGTAGCACTTAGAGTAAAAGTAGTAGAGCCGTTGGTGGCCACAATAAAATACTGGGCGCCAGTTGCGTATCCGCTGATAGTACCTGTACCCCCTAGTGTTCCAGTGATAGTTATTTTTTCACCGATAAACAAAGTGGTAGCTGTGCAGCTAAATTGTCCGGCAGTGCCTGTTATCACCACAGATGCCAATGTAGTACCTGTGCCTGCGATGCTCAGTACATCGTTGACCGCTATTCCAGATCCTGTAGCAGTGCTGTTGGGAATTAAAAAATCACTTCTTGAAGCCGATATAGCTGACCCATAGGCAGCTGTGACTGCGCTGGTACCGGTCACTGCAATGTTGTTGCCTGTGCCTGCTGTGCTGGTAGCTGTGCCGTTGGTACTCATAATTATTCTAGCATAAGCCACACTGCCTATGGTCCAATAATTAGGAGTTATAGAAGCTATAGCTTGTCCATCAGTTAGATATGTGCTTGCCGATACCACATCAGTGGCCACAGTGGTAGAAGCTGCATATTGACTCTGTGTGACCAAGAAATCATTTCTGCTGGAAGATATAGCTGTATTGAATCGTGCAGCAACACTGCTGGTCACTGTGACAGTGACGTTTTGTGCGCCGTTGCTGGCAGCTAGGGTGCTGTTGGCAGTGGGCACTGCTGTCATTATCACCCTGGCATAGACCACGCTGGCTATGGTGATATAACTTGGAGTTATGCTGGATATAGCTTGTCCACCTAGAATGAATGTGGTAGCGGATAATACATCTGGATTACCAATAGTTGTGGTCAACGCAGCATATGATGTTTGTGTGATCAAGAAATCCAGTCTACCAGTTGACAGTGCTCGTCCGTATGTGCCGTTGATCACTATGGACACATTGTTGCCTGCGCCTGCTGTGCTGTTCACTGTCATGTTTTGATTGAACACTATGCGTGTATATGCACCTGCGATGAAAGCTCGGGTCACGCTGGCTATGGTGGTATTGGCAGCAATGCCTGTGCCTGACACTGCATCACCAACAACCAACGGTGTGGTTAGAGCGTCATACTGCGTGTTGGTGATAAGTATGTCGTTTCTCGTAGTATCTGTAGCTCTAATGTAGGTGTTGTTACCATATGGCTGTCCTGCATTAAATCCCAACGCTGTGACTGTCTGGCCAAAGCTGGCAGCTGTGATTGTTTGTGTGGTAGCACTGAAACTAACAGCAGTAAGACTGTTTGTAACCGGTGTAAATCCAGGTGCAGTTAGTGTGGTACTTAGTGCTCCTGCCACTGTTGAAGTAGTAGTAGAAACATTTCCGCTCCATGTCACAGAACCTCCACTTGCTACCTGTGCAAAACTAGGCTGTCCACCAGCTGCTTGTGTGAGCAAACTTCCCCATGTGATGTTTGCTGGGTTAGTGGGATAGTTGATAGGATTTAACACTCCTTCAATAACAATGGCTCCTCCGCCGGCAACAGTATCACTGGTAATAGAAATACTTGACAACAACAACTGCGCACGATTCAGCAGATCTCGCTCTCCAAGGTCTCCGATCAGCGCATTACTCACACTGGGTGCTAGTCTAATCAAGAAAGCAGTGACTTTGTCAACTGATGCTGATAGACCAGTTGCAGCATAGTTAAAGATATAACCACGATCTGAATCAAACTGGCCGTCTATCATAAATGCTGAACCCCAATGGCTGATGATTGGAGTCACTGTGTTAGAGACCAATACCACACCACTGCGTATGACATGGCTGGCAGCTGTGCCTGCGCTGAAAGTTCTAGATGAGCCTGACACAAATTGATTCAGTGTGGTAGCTCTGGTGCAGCCAGTCAACGCTGAGCCGCTGTTGCCAGTAAAGCTGATCAACTCATTGTCTATATACACAGTTCCTGAATTTGGAAACCAAAACAAGTCATCTGCACTCATAGGTATCGTGGTCTGGTTGCTGGTCATTGCTGCTGATAATTTGCCTTTATATCCCTCGTTGATTACTTCGTATCTCACCGGTTGGTTACCTGTGCGCATATAAGCTTCAAAGTTCACATTACTGTTACGGAATCTATGCACAAATGTATAGTTGCCGTCTGAGCCTCGCATCATAAAATCAATAAATCCTGCACCGTACCATGTGTGCTGTATACCGATCATCTGCATCTTGGTCACATCTATGTTATATCCGCTGGGTCCAGACCCATTCATGGTATCTAGATTCCAATCACTTTGAGGCACTAGAGTGTCCACAACTTTGGTTATCTTTACACTGCTGACATTGCTGACACCGCGGAAATCTGGAGTCACGGTCATTGATGTGTTTGACGCTACATTGGAAACCACGTGAGTCATACCACGGATAACAACTCTGTCGCCTGATGCTAATTGTTCTGTGAATCGAGTGTTGGTGCCTGTTATTGTGTTGGCATTTGCATTGATGCTGATGGTTCCTGCAATTTGGAATGTGCTGCTTCTTCTGCACACAGCCATTCTTATGCCATCATATTGGAAAAACATGCCGTTCTGATCATCAAATATACCTGCTCGTACTGTGGCACCGTGCCAATTCTTTACACTCATTAAACAAGGACTACCTAATATTGGTGATGCGCTGCCTAGTATCTGTGTAGCCACAAAACTCAATTGTCTTTCATTGGTTATGGTACTAACTGTGTAAGTGCCGTTGTATCCAGAAGTAACAACACCCGTGATTGTGATAACTCCACCAACTTGGCATCCGTGATCTGTGTCGTCACTGATTATAGTAATGATGCTGCCTATTGCTGTGCCTGTGGCGGTGACTGAACGTATATCATAACTGGGAGCAAACAGTGCACCAGTATTATATGTAACACCCTTGCCTGATTGATAACGAATGTATTTTTTACTCATACGTATGGCAGTAGAGCCGTGTGCTGGACCGGCTGTGCCTAATTGCACACCGCCGTCAAAGGGTCTGTGTATAAAGAATGAATCTGGTCTGCCATAGACCTGTCCAACTAAGGTATTGGCTATGGTACCAGCGGCTCTGGCCGTGTATCGTAAAGTGGTTGCTGTTGGCACACTTTCTACAAAGTAAGCACCAGCGGCTAATTGAGCATTGGTACCAACACTTGTGATCTGTGTCGTTATGGTGTTTCCTGGTATAAACCCGTGAGCCGTGGCAAATGTAGCTTCTATAGTAGAGATAGCCGAGAATGTAAGCCCTGTATTGCCACTGGCTATTTGAGCAGTAGTTGGTTCACTGATAGTGAAAGCACTGATGAAATCTTTGGTAGGGGCTGTGACTGCTGTACCAGTGACTGTGGCAGATTGTATGGCGCCACCTGGAGTTACTGTGGCCACTGTGCATTGTGCCTGAGTGTGTAGAGTAGCTACGTCGAACTGTCCTGCTGACCCTCCGCCTTGCACCACTGTTATTGTGTTGCCGATAGCGTATCCTGATCCCGGATTATTAACTGTAACTGACAAAATGCCGCCAGCACCGTCGTCAACAATGTTAACAGTGAGACCTGTGCCGCCACCGCCTGTAGTTGCCAACCCACTAGCAGTGGTATACCCCGAGCCTGCGGCGATTGTACCAGCAGTGCTAACACGGCCTGTGGCTCCTATGGTAATAACTTCGTTGGCTGTGTAGCCACTACCGCCTGCACTGATTGCAACAGCTGTGATAATGCCAGCTGATGCAGTGGTGTTTATTGTAAGGCCTGTGCCTGAACCGCCACTGGTTGTGGCAACTCCAGCAGCAGTTGAATATCCTGTGCCTCCTACGGTGACTGCACCAAGAGTAGCAGCCACATCTAAAGGAGAAGCTGAAACCACGAGAACAGTGGCGTTGTTAGCAGGAGCAGCACCATCCATGCTGGTTCCCGGAATGGTCACTGTATTAGTGGCCACATATCCACTTCCCGGAGTGGTCACTGTGACACCGTAACCAGGACTTCTTGATATGCTGAACTGTGCTCCAGTGCCTGATCCAGTTGTGGCACTTTGTGTGAGTGCAGTATAGGTTTTAGTTGTACCTATGATTGCTGAAGTCAATGCTCCACTAAGAGTAACAGTGTTGCCAGTAACGTCTGTTACGATCACTGCCTGACCGTCACCTCGATTAAACACTAGACCAGGACCAATTCCGGTGGTACTGGTAACATCTATAGTAGTTGCGCTGATCGCAGCGTTGGCACTCAGTGTGGTTGATGCTGCTATGCCGCCGGAACCAGTGACTGCTGTGATCTGTGTGCCAGTATTAACTCCTGTGCCGCTAAGAGGAGCTCCTATCTGTGGACTGCCTGAACTGAATCCAATTACTGCACTGCCGCTGGGCGTGATCAAACTAGTGGTTATGGTACCGGAACTACCTCCTGATACCACAGCTAGACTAGGTGACCCTACCGCAGCACCTGTATAGAATCCACCTTTTCTCAACTGTGTATATGTGCTAGCCAACACTTCACCGTTGGTGGTTCCTACTTTAGATTTGGCATAAAAAGATATCTGCGTTGATGACCCTACCACAGCAACTAAAAAACTCCCTTCTGCACGACTGAACCCCGAAACACTGTTACTTAGGGCCTTGATGGTTATAGGATCATTCACAGCTAGTCCGTGAGCAGCTGTGGTAGTCACTGTGATAAGACTGGCACCCACATCGCCAGTTCCTGAACTGGCATCTGTAGTCACATTAGTCACCGGAATATCACTGCCCGGTATTTCATAGATACTTGGATAGTTGCGCATCAATCCAATGGCCTGCCACTTGGTAGGTTGAAGTCCGTACTCGAAGTCAGCATCCAACATGCTTTGCGGGATCCCTACTTTTTGTCTTTCCATGGCATCAGTGGCTATGGAGGTCATACGCACTGCCTGTTCTTTGGCTTCAACAAAAATCTGTATGTTGTCAGTGACCATCATAGCACTGGTATCTATGTCAAGAGTTATGCTAGTGATCTTATCTACACCATATAATGCTCCTGGGAAACTGGTATCATAATCTTCTGAATAGGTGATTTCCGCAGCCAAGCTGTCATCAGCAAAATTATACATGATGATGTTGCGTGAACTGTTGGTAATCAATAGTAGATCTTTGAGTTTATAAAAGCCGGGTACTTTGATGTAGCCGCGATTGCTGATCTTGGTTGGCAATCTTGATACCCCAAATTCGATTACATCTAACACGATGTTGCTGAGTTCTTTTAATCTAGTCTGTGCCGGTTCTTCCGCAGTATAGGATAGATCACGAACTTGACTGACTAAGATCTGTTTCGGAGTAAATGCTATATTTGCCCAAATAAAGTTGTCTATGAGATCTCTGATAAATGTATGTGCATATATTTCAGGTTGACGATCTCCGTCTACCTGTGCAACACCGTTTTCCCAATATTTTTCTGCGTTGAAGTAGGTCTGTCTATTGCCACCGTGTTTTAAATCGCTGAGGTAACCTTCTAAAATGTAACTAACATCTCGTCTGCATTTTTCTGCATTATAGGTATAGTTCACATAGGGTGAAATACTGTTATCAACGTTGTATTGAATGTAAGCAATGGTTTCTTCTTGTACGAATCGCTTGTTGGCTTCAAGTAGATAAACAGCATTAGGTAATAGGCTGCCGCCTTGACTGCTAGGTGCTACTGGCGCTGGCAATGTGCTGAGTCCTGTGTCGATGATATTGATAACGATATTGGCCAATGTAAGAAATGCATTATACGCACCTGCTTCTGCGGCTGCGCCTAACAACACTTGAGGTTCACCAACTAGATTTAACACAGATGAATCAACTTCATTGGTTAAGATTAAATCGTTGATCTGTGCTCTAATTGTAGTTTGTACATCAACTTCAACATCTCCCGACACTACCTGCAACACTCCACCGATATAATATCTTGATGCATTGGCATATGTTAAAGAATTTCCGCCGTAGGTAAGATCGTAGATATACCCGTCAATCACATACCCAATATCTCTTTTACATTTTAATTCTCTTGTAGCATCGTAAACATACCCATACCAAATGCTGCCAGCATTACCAGTGTTAGCAGCTATTTGATTTTTGATATATTGGTTAGCTTCTTGTATTACATAATTTTTGTTTGCAGTAATCAACGCTACTGCATTTGGATACTGGTTGTAGGCCGGGGGCACCACTCCAGGAAAAAATTTATAATTGCTTAACTGTTTCTTTGCCATTTATTTTTGTCCTTGTTTCAACTCAGTGCCACTGAAAAAGCAATCGCTCTGGAATCTGTATAACGTTTGTTGGTAGCATGTGTTGGTAATTGTGGAGTTTGATTGATCACAACATTAGCATTGGCTGTGATATCATTGGTTACTGCTAGACTAGTTAGTGTACCTACACTGGTAAGACTGGATGATGTCACTGACGCATTTATAACAGCACCGGTTAACGTTCCGGCTGCTGCTGTTACAGTGATATTTGTACTGCCATCGAAACTCACACCATTTATCGATCTTGTTGTTTGTAGTGTTGTTGCAGTTGAAGCATTGCCAACAACAGCACCAGTATGTGTGCCTGTGGTATTACCAGTTACATTACCGACAACAGCACCAGTATGTGTGCCTGTGGTATTACCAGTTACATTACCGACAACAGCGCCTGTGTGGGTTCCTGTGGTATTACCAGTTACATTACCAACAACAGCACCAGTATGTGTGCCTGTGGTATTACCAGTTACATTACCGACAACAGCGCCTGTATGTGTACCAACTGTGTTACCGTTTATTGTTCCGATGAATTGAGCTGCTGTTACAGCACCTGTGCCAAAATTGACACTTTTATTAAGCACTGCTTTGATGTTTGACAGGTCGTCTTTGAGCAGACCTTCTCCGCCTGCTATACCATTGTAAATTCTCAAAGTACCAGTGGTAGTATCGAAATAAATCTCACCGCGGGTACCTGTTATGATCTGTAGATCTGTATTTGAAAACGGTCTTAATCTCAGCTGGCGAATGGGTAATTGGCTCATAATGGGTCCTATCAGTTATTTATATGTTTTTTGATATCGGACAAAGACATTAATTTTTGTGCGGGTACCCACGATCCTCGCTAAATACTCAGTAGAAACCACGAGTATCTACACACACTTACAGAGGAAAGCAAAATGAAATACATATCAGAAAGGATGCTGGCCATCTTGGAACGTTTATCCGAAATGTTCCCAGGCAGCAGCTATCAATCAAGCCTAGATGCTTATCTAGCAGACAAAGGCATTACCGATGCCGCTCAATTAGAAAACTATATCCGTCAGTTCAACTATCAAAAGGAACAATACCTATGAAAAACTTTTTAAACACCATATACGACATTTGTCTATCAATTGGACAAACAAGAGCGGCATGTGCATTGGCTCGCGTGGGCCGATACGAAGAAGCCAAAGCCTTGATGACCAAATAACTTGTTGCACCGCAAGAGATATATACACTATGAACTTAGTTTATATCCACGGTGCTAATGCCACCGGCGAAAGTTTTAATCATATCAGAACTAGACTGGGCAAGGGTCTGGACTTAAACTACGACAGTCGTGACGGGTTTGAACATAACCTAGCACAGATGCAACAGAGTTTGGCTGGAGTAAATCAGTGTTTCTTCATAGCACACAGCCTAGGTGGCATATATGCACTGCATCTCAGCCACCACTTGCCCACACAGGTTTCGGGCGCAGTTACACTAAGCACACCCTATGGTGGTGCAGAAGTAGCGGACTATGCTCAATACTTTTTACCATTCAGCAGGCTCATGCGTGATATTGGTCCTAGCAGCTGGGCCATGCGGGAAGCGGCTAAGATCAAAGTGCAGCATCCTTGGTGCAACGTGGTCACTGTACAAGGTCGCAGTCCGTTTATAGTCGTGGCCAATGATGGAGTTGTTAGTATTCAAAGCCAACGGCACCATGCAGATATGGAACTAGTAGATGTTGACTATAACCACTATGAAGTGGTGTTGGCAGAACCCGTGGTAGAGATCATCCGTGAACGGATAAACAGAATCACAAAATAGCTTGTTTTTTTAAATAAAGGCTATATAATAAACTAACAGCGAAATAGAAGTAGCTGCTAGACACAGACATTACACACAGGAGAATTAAAATGTCAGACACTTTTACAGCACCAAAACTACCAGAAGTTAAATTCAACAAGAACGGCTACGAAATCCGTACAGACATCTTGGGCATGGCAAAAAGCCTAGTACAAGATGATTTCCAATCTAAATTTGCAGGTTGGGAAATGACAGCTACTCGTGATGAGAAGACTGGTCAAATCGTTACTAAAGTAGGTATGCCAGAGTTTCCAGGTTTAGATAAAGTACTAGAAACCGCCGAAAAGATGTATTCATTTGTTAACAGCGGCGTGAAGAAATAAAAGTACGCTCGTAGAGCATTACAATAGTGGTAAAAGAAAAGCACCTTCGGGTGCTTTTTCTTTATCTAACTGTGGCTAACTTAAAGAACCGCAGTATTGAAATATACATCCAACCTAGATCAAACTCATACCACTTCTGGCTGAACTTGGCATTGGCGCCGTCAGCATGGTGATTGTTGTGTAGTTCTTCCCCGCCAATCCATACAGCCCAAGGGATGATGTTACGGCTGGTGTCTTTGGTATCAGTGTTGCGATATCCCCACCAATGGCTAAGCCCGTTGACTACTCCAGCAGCCCAGAACGGAATCCATATCATTTGAATACCCCACACTACAAGTCCCCACGGTCCAAAGAGCAAGAAGTCTATGACCAGCATTAAAAGAATACCTGAGCGACTGTGTGCAGAGTAAAGGTTGCGTTCGATCCAATCATTAGGGCAGTCCTTGCTCAAGGAGTCAACCATAGCTGTGTCTTTGCTGGCACTATGATAAAGCAATGCTCCGCCGAACAGCACACGCCAAATGCCGTAGATCTGTGGGCTATGCGGATCGCCCTCTTGGTCCGAACGTTGATGATGTTTGCGATGTATGGCCACCCATTGACGAGTGACCATACCTGTTGTTAGCCAAAGCCAGGCTCGCATAAAATGATTGATCGCTGGGTGAAACTGTACTGCTCGATGTGTTTGGCTTCTGTGCAAATACAGGGTAACACAGGCTATAGTGATTTGTACCATCACTAGGGTATAGATTATTATGTTCATTCTTTACTTATCCGCTTGACAACAG